CTTGATGAATTCTTAAAAATAAAGTATAATGATTCTGAAAAGTGGAAGACGCTTAAAAGGCAATACCGCTTTGTGAATCAATACAAGATAGATTCAGGCAATTTCTCTACTGATGAAATCTTGCGGTTTGATAAAAAGGTTATTTATGAAAAAAGACTCCAATTCACGAGCAAATACAAAAAAAGCGGAAATATTGCCGGAGCATATATCGATGATGATGTCGATAATATGTATTACGCTCACAGCATGATTTCCGAAATATCAGAGGCAAAAGGATATAAGGGAACCAACGAAGTTGTCTTATTAAAAGAGAATAGATGGTTTACATATATAAATGTTCTAAAAGAAAATGGAGAAATTCGTGATAAAACTTATCATGATACAGAAGCAAAGCTTTTTGAACATTTTGCAGATTTATATGAAGAAAAGCCTTTCAAAAAAATCTGTATGCTTTCTGAACGGGGAATGTGTGACAGTTGTAAGGGCGTAATGCAGCAGTTTAAAGATCTTTATCCTGATGTTGAAATAAATGTTGTTTCTAATAAAAGGGTTGAAGGTGATGTCTGGAAAAGGAGGATGAAAACGAAAAAATGACTTGTGATATCAGTTATTCGGATGCGCGCGAAATGTTACAAACCTATAATGATTCGGAAGATGACACCGGGGAAGTGTTGGAACATTCATATTTGTTTCAATTTGACGAATCTATTCTTACTGAGGCCGAACGGCTTAATGTTGTGCTCCCACTGATAAAATGGGAAGTGGACAACGACGACCTCACAGAAGCTATGAGTGATGAGCTCTATCTCTACTATGAGGATTTGCTCAAAGGTCGCCTCGACGGAATACTGGACGAGGAAGAAGCCCCGATTATCATAAAAGACCTCACCGAGAGCTATATAAAAGCTTTCGGAAAAGATACTCTTGACGAAGAGGATCAATAATAAATAACAAGCCGCCAAGCGAAAGCGAGGCGGTTTTGTCATATCACAACATAATAATTACAGCGTTTTGCAGTCAAATGCAAAGCGCTGTTTTTATATCCAAAAATCGTTTGCCTGTATCGTAAAACAGGGTAACAGTTGACCTTAACTGAGAAAAGGAGTGTAAAAAAATGGCAGAAGAAAAAAAGGATGTCGAAACCTTGGAGGGGCAGGGCGCCGAGGAGCAGAAAGAGCAGTCTCAGCCCGAAAAAAAGTACACCGACGAGGAAGTAAACAACATCAGTGTCAAGAACAGCAAGAAGGCAGTCGCCAAGCTCATGAATATACTGTATGAATGCAAAAAAGCCACCGGCTTACTCCAGAAGGCTGGGCTACAATTGCTCAGTGTCCTGTTTCTCACCGATGGCTATATACACAGTATACGCGATTCCGATTCAAGTGTCAAGCAATTTGAAAATGTAACAAAGCGCCTGTAGGTTTACAATAGATGCGAGACTGAATCGGGAGCATTGAAATAGAAATGAAAAAAAGCCTTGAAACCGTTGATACACAACGATTTCAAGACTTATCTTTTGGTGATCCATCGGAGATTCGAACTCCGGACACCTTGATTAAAAGTCAAATATGTAGTACATACACATAGCAAATTACGGAGAAAAACACAACATATAGTGGCTTGGATGTGCGCAACAGACGATAAATGCTAAACGGAAATCGGGCGTTACTACGGGATTACTACGGATTTTAAGATATCTTCGCCATTTCCTCGTGAAGAGTTTTGTCTGATACAAGTGCATAGTATTTTAAGGTCGTGCTGTATTCTTCGTGCCCAAGGATCATTTGTGTAGCTTCGGGTGATACCCCGCTTTCTACCATCATTGTTGCACATGTTTTTCGGCAGCAATGGGGGGATAGACGCTTAACTCCTATCTCTTCAAGGCAGTCATAATACTTTTTGCGCATGTAGCTCGAGCTGTATCCCTCGCCGTCATCACGGCATACTATTTTTTTACCTTGCTTTGCTACGAGTGCTTCTATATACGGCTTAATCACCGGCAGAACAGGAACATGGCGATTCTCTCCGGCTTCGGTTTTCAGACCACCTATGAGCAGGGCTTGAGCCGCTATGTAATCATCCGGAGTAAGGGCGAGTAGTTCAGAAATACGAAATCCCGTGTAAATCAGGATGAGAATGATATCGGCATATGGGACATTAGCTTGTGCGGCAGCCTTTATCTTTTTCACTTCTTCAGCGGAAAATGGATGTATTTCGTTTTTCTTTTTCTTTGGGAGCTTAACGAATTTAGAATAGTCTTTGTAACAAATGTCTCTCTCCAACGCAAGCGCATAAAGACGCGAAAATGTGATTTTTATATACGAGAGCGAAGTGCCGCTTTGTGCGCTGTATGCATCGATACATTTCTGCATGTCTTCCGTTCTCAGCTCGCGCATTTTGATAGCCTTTACATCTTCGGGAATCTTCTTCCAGGCGGCGTTGTAGCAATCCCGGGACTGTTTGGATATGTTTTTATACTCCGGGCGGGATAGCCATATCATATGCAAATCATCAACGGTCATGTTTATCTCTGTGACCGGGTGTTCGAGGTAGTGAGCCAGAGCAGCTTTTGCCTCTTTGCTCGATGCGTAGTGCCCGAGGATTTCCTGCTTTTTAATCATCTTGCCCTGCTCGTCTAGGCTATAACTTGCCGGCAACGCGACGACCCAGGGACGCCGCTTGATATCCTTGCGTTTATATACGCTGCCTTCGCCGTTTTCACGCTTTGCCATTAAAAAATCCGCTCCTTTACTTGTGTTTCCTCAGAGCGGGTGATATAATAAATATATCAATCCACTCTATACGCATGGTGTGTGTTGATGCCTGAGCCCTCGGTGCTGGAACACCGGGGGTTCTTTTTTATTTAATTAATCGTCATTATTAGCTACAAATGTTGGGGGAGTAACAATAGGTGTGTTGCCAGCCATAAGCGTTGTCAGCTGAGAAAGAAGTAAAGAGGCTTTTGCGGCGCACATAGATATTATTGTTTTATCTGCTTTGAGCAGCTCTAAAACATCGTTTTTGCTGAGCTTCACTCCCTCTTCATTCATAGTGCATATAATCCTAAACGAGATGTTTATTGAAATGAGCGGTTCCGGTGTTGCGGAAACGTGCCTTGAATATATAACAGATACTTGACTCTCCGGGATATCTGCTGTGTCGATGTCAACGGTGTCGCCAATACTTATTTGAAGTGAAGGCAGTGTGCTGAGAACGCTGTCATCCGTAACATCAACAGCGCAAAGTGCAACGGCGGGATTGTCATTAAGATAATCTGAAAGGTTCATTGTTTTACCTCCAAAGACAAAAGTTTTTTAGTGTTGGTAAGGTTGCTCCAAAGGGAACTGTTGGCATCTATGACGGCCTCTTTGATCCTTCGCTCAGATGCATTTATTTCATCAATAACATCGCTTTGCCCATCAGCAATTACTTTTTCAATAGATATTTCGACGAGACGATTCAATGATATGCCTGCTTTTAATGCCTCTATTGCGGCCTGTCGGTGCAGTTCGGGGCGTATTCTTATGTTAAATTGTCCTTTGCACGGCTTCTGAGGCTCTTTGGATAATGCCTTGCACATTTCCAAATAATCGTCTACGGCTTCGTGAAAAGCACTTTCAACCTCATCAACACGCTCGGCTTCAAATGTAACCAGGTCGTTTATCATTTCAATTTTTCCGTGCAGAACCTGGTCTTCTGCATCATAGAGCACGGCGGTGTAATAACCCTTGTACTCCATTATATTCTCCTTCATAGTTTTCCATCCTCTCTTAACTTAGCTATAGCATCTTTTATAGCATATCGCTTTACTATCTTTTGTGGGTGTGGCTTATGCATATTGATAATATTATTATTTTCGTCGACAAAGCGAACCGCAGAGCCAGAAGTGCTGCCGCAGTTGAATTCTTTATATCCGAAGTAAGAAAGAACACTAACCAACTCCTTATAAGTTAAGTCGTTAGGAATACTCAAAAAACGCTCTACCAATTTTTCAATCTGACTCAAAAAATAAACAGCCCCTTTAATGTAACTGAAACACAGTTACAACAAGATTTTACGCCCAAATGGCTAAAATATTCAATATATTTTTAGAACATTAAAAAATTTTACAATAATCTGTACTTTGCTCCTCATCTAACCGCGCTCAGATGGGCGACTGCTTTCTTAATTAGTTTTTAATTATCTCTCTCACGAGGAGATAAGGAACGCCGATGATGTGATACTGCTCGAGATTTGCGCCTGTCAATTCTTTTGGTGGGTAGGAAGGATTAAGCGGACTGAGCCTCACCATATCGTCAAAAATTTCGACACGCTTAAGCGTCGCGCATTCTCCATCATATATAACGGCTCCGACATCTCCGTTGCGCTCGACAAAGGTTTGCCGAAGAATGAGGACTTTATCGTCAGTGTGGTATGTGGGATACATTGAATCGCCGTGTACCTTGAGAACAAAAAAGTCGGATTTGCTTCGTCCCTTGAGAAAAGAGCGTGGGACATCTATTGTTTCTCCGCTCCAGTCCTCTATAGCCGTCTCATTGTACCCCGCAGCGATGCTGCCAAGAACCGGAAAGGTAACCACGTCATCAGTTACATTGGGAGAAAAAAGTTTAAATGATTGTGCCGAGGTGTTATCTTCACCGTCAATCAAGTAAGAGGTTGTTGTATTTAATGCTCTCGCAAAATCAGATATCTTGCTCTGGTTTATATTTCGGAGACCAAGCTCAATCTTATTAACAGCCGAAGCTGTTTTGAAGCCTACTCTCTCAGCAAGCTCTTGCTGCGACATTCCTTTTTCTTCTCTTAACTTTCTTATTCTATCATAGATTGTCATATTATCACCGCCTGCTTGAATAATATCAGCTATTAGCCAATTTGTCAACTTTTTTTGAAAAAAATTAAAGAAAACCATTGACAAACTGGCTAATAACAATTATGATATGTGTATAGCCAAAACGGCTAAAAGAAAGGAGGCGAAAAACATAATGACCGCGACAAATAAGCTGAAGGCAAAAATGGTGGAGGCCGGAATCACACAGGCCGAACTGGCGAAAATCCTCGGAATCTCCTATCAGGCAATGAATTACAAGATAAATAACAGGTCTGAATTCAAGGTGAGCGAGATAGAAGCCGTTGCCAGTGCTCTGAAGATCAGAAATAAAGACGAATATTTTTTTGCCTAATCATTAGCCAAAATGGCTAAATGCGAAAACAAGGCGGGGGAGAAAAACAAAAAATCCATATTACATCAATTAAAAGGAGGAAAACACCATGCGTAAAAAAATGGCACTTATGTCAGTCGACGAGGCGTCAATGTACCTGAGAGAGGTTATCTACATACCGCCGCACCAGATCAGGCTGCTCGCGAGGGAGGGAAAATGCACCTTCTGTATCGCGATCAAAAATCCGAGCGGGTCGTACTCGTACCACATTAGGCTTGACCGGCTTGAGCAGTTCAAGCGCGGAGACATTGGTCTTATGGTGAGCTAAGGGCAAAAACAGAAAGGAGACATCAAAATGACAAAAGGATTTTTAACAATTGCCGCAGTGTTGGCGCTTGTCCTGCTTTTCGCGGCGGCAGCGGTTCCGGAGACAGAACCGATTACCGCGCCTGAACCGATGGTATCGGCGCAGATACCCACAGCACGCTACCGGTTGACCGCAGACGAGCGAGAGCTTATATGCAAGGTTGTTATGGCTGAATCTGGAATCGAGCCGTTTGATGGCAAAATGGCGGTCTCACAGTGCATTTTAAATGCGTGTGAAAAGACCGGCAAACGCCCCGCGGAGATAGTTGCGGAGTATGGTTACACCGACCGCCGGGTAGAACCGAACGCAGAGACGAGGGAAGCCGTCGCCGCGGTCTTTGATGCCGGCGAGACGGTGACAGACGCGAAGATACTTTTCTTCTACGCACCGGCGCTTGTGAGCAGCGAATGGCATGAGTCGCAGACCTATGTTTGCACCATCGGCGGGCACAGGTTCTTTGGGGAGGCAGGAAAATGATAAAGAGCAATTACACTTTCGGTGAAATCATCGAACTTCAGAAACTGCCGCTCAGCGATAAAATCGCTTTTTCTGTTGAGGTGCTGAAACAGTGCGAAAAAATCACGAGTCACAATGTCGCCCTCGCTTTCTCCGGCGGCAAAGACAGCCTTGTTGTTGCTGATCTTGTCGAACGCTTTGTGCCAACGTTACACGGTAAGATACTTTGTATTTTCGGCAACACAGGCGTGGAGTTTCCCGAGAGTTTAGCCTTTGCACGAAAATATGGCAAGGCGCATTACGGTGATAGATTTATTGAGACCAAACTGTTGCGTCTCGACCATGACGAGCTGAGATATGATTTTGCCCGCGAGCTTATCGAAAGGTTGGAATCTGAAGGTGCTCTTGATGAGGTATTAAAGGCAGACGGCAAGCTCAAAGGACAGGGAGCCTTAATTACGGCAGCGAAAAAACGCGGCTATGAGCTCAACAGGAGAAACTGTTATTTCAAAGGTCACAGAATGAATTTCGCGTATTGCCTTGAGCAGTATGGCGCTCCGCTGCTCGGGAAAGCCGCATCAAAGCTTGACGCTCACCGTATCAACATAGAGTGCTTTTTGAAGTATTCCGATACATCGTCCAACGATGAAAAACTCAAAGAGTATTACGACACATTGAAAGAGTGCAAATTTTCACAGCATTGTTGCAAATTGCTGAAAAAAGAGCCATCGGAGCGCGTTCAAGCGGAAAAGAATGTAGGAGTGATAATAAAAGGCTTGATGGCTGCGGAATCGCACACACGTATGCTCAGTATCGCCACACGAGGTCCGATATTTGCCTCGCATAGACCGCATATCAAGGACGAACCTTTCTATCATATGTCGCCAATAGCCATGTGGCGAGATGAAGATGTGTGGGAGTATATAAATACTTACGGCGTTGAACGTCCGCCGCTTTATGCCTTCACCTATGAGACCGTGGACGGCGAAATAAAGCACATCGAGCGTAACGGTTGTATGTTCTGCGGCACAGATATTCAGTTTAAAAACAATCACTTGAGTGTTCTTCGACAAACTCACCCAAAGGCATATCAGGTCTGCATGGAGCAATTTGGATATCGCAAGGAGCTCAACACCTTGTTTCAGCTTCGCAAGGACAAAAATATTCTGTCAGCGATGACTGATATCGGTAGGAGCGCACGGATGATAGATGCGGTTGGTGACAGTCCGTTGCTTGCCAGAGCTCGACCTTGCGCATACGACGATTTTGGCGAGATGGTTGATTTGACAGGTACAGGACTTGAGACTGAGTATGACCCCGAGGAGGTATAAAAATGGCTTTAAAATTTGCAATTCAGACCGCTTTTGAGATCCTTGTCGTCGTACTTATCATCTATGGCTTTTGGCATGAGGACAAGCTCATAGCTTTTGAGGACGACCTCAAAGCAAAAATTTTAAACAGAAAGGAGACAAAACGCAATGGGAAATCAGACGACTAAAAGCCCGTTTGATGTGCAGATCCTTGCTGCCAGGCTAAAAGACCTGATGCGCGAAAGCGTGCCGAAAGTCACGCAGAAAGACCTTGCCGCGGCACTCGGCACCGCGCCTAACATGGTATCGGCGTATATGCACGGCAAGAGCTGTCCGTCGCTGCCGATGGCAGTTAACATAGCACAGTATTTTGATGTGTCAATTGATTATCTCGCCGGCTTGACCGACCATCGGCGGCAGCAAGTAATCGTGTCAGCACCGGCACCGGCACCGAAGCGCGGACGAGACCCGTGGCGCAAAATGGCGATTTGCAACAGCTGTGACTGGCGCAGACGCATGGCAGCGCCGTGCGGCGACTGGGACGGTACGGCATGTATGTACACCCACGAGACCGGGATTTTTCGCGAATCGCCGCCGGCGGACGATTACTGCGCATATTATAAAAGCCGCCAACGCTGAGTGGGCAGCGAAGACGGCAAAGGTAAAACCTCAACATCATGATAACACGAAGGGAGACTAATGTCAAATGAAGATAAACAGCCTTGAGCTCGAGAATGTAAAGCGTATTAAGGCGGTCAAAATCGAGCCCACCGAAAACGGTCTGACTGTGATAGGCGGGCGTAACGGTCAGGGTAAGACCTCTGTGCTCGACAGCATTGCATGGGCGCTTGGGGGCGATAGATTTCGTCCGTCAGAGCCACAGCGTGAGGGTTCTGTACTGCCGCCCAATCTCAAAATCACAATGGACAGCGGCATCATAGTGGAGCGCACCGGGAAGAACAGCACCTTGAAGGTCACAGACCCTACCGGCAGAAAAGGCGGTCAGCAGCTTATAAACGAGTTTATTTCTCAGCTTGCGCTTGATTTGCCGAGGTTCATGACCGCATCAAACAAGGAAAAAGCCAACACACTTTTGCGCATAATCGGCGTTGGAGACAGGCTCGCACAGCTTGAGCACGACGAGACGGAGCTCTACAACAAGCGCCACATGATTGGACAGATAGCCGATCAGAAACTCAAGTATGCCAGAGAGATGACGGAGTATCCTGATGTACCGGAGCAGCTGATTTCCGCATCCGAGCTTATCAAACAGCAGCAAGGTATTATGGCGCATAACGCCGAGAATAAGCGTAAGCGTGACCGAGCCGCCGAGATACAGCATCACTATGACGCCGTCAACAGCAAAATAAACGGAATCCAGGCTGAGCTTCAACGTCTTATGACGGAGCAGCAGAGCCTTATGGATGACCTCAGAATCGCGCACATGGAGACGGAGCACCTCGAGGATCTGAGCACCGCCGAGCTTGAAGAGGACATTGAAAATGTTGAGAAAATCAACATTAAAATACGTGCCAACCTTGAAAAAGAGAAAGCTGAAGAGGATGCGAAAGCGTATCAGACTCAGTACAGCCAGCTGACGAACGAGCTTGAAGATGTCAAGCAAAAGAAAACCGACTTGCTCAAGTCCGCACAGCTTCCGTTGCCGGGGCTGTCGGTCAAGGATGGCGAGCTGACATACAACGGCTTCAAGTGGGACAATATGTCCGGAGCGGATCAGCTCAAGGTTTCCACGGCCATCGTGCGCAAGCTCAACCCCAGTTGCGGGTTTGTGTTGCTTGATAAGCTCGAGCAGATGGATCTTGACACTCTTGCTGAGTTCGGCAAATGGCTTGAGTCTGAGGGGCTGCAGGCGATAGCAACGAGGGTCAGCACCGGCGATGAATGCAGTGTACTTATAGAGGACGGATATGTGGTGAACGAACCGACGGAGACTAAAAAAGCATGGAAGGCAGGACGGTTTTAATGAACATAACATCAGGAATAATCGAAGATGCACAGCGGGTCATAGTTTACGGTCCGGAGGGAATCGGCAAATCAACCTTTGCTTCCAAGTTCCCCGGCGCGATTTTCATCGACACGGAAGGCAGCACAAAGAGGCTGAACGTTAAGCGTTTTGACAAACCGAGCAGTTGGACGATGCTTCTCGAAGAGGTCAAATATGTTCGCGATCACCCCGAACTGTGTATGACGCTTGTCATCGACACAGCGGACTGGGCAGAGCAGCTTGCAAGTAATCATATATGTTCCGTAAATCACAAACAGAGCATTGAGGACTTCGGATACGGCAAGGGCTATACAAAGCTCTACGAAGAGTTCGGCAGGCTTCTTGACCTGCTCAATGAGGTTATATCAAAAGGTATTAACGTCGTGCTGACCGCTCACGCCAAAATGCGTAAGTTTGAGCAGCCGGACGAGCTCGGCGCATACGACCGCTGGGAGATGAAACTTTCAAAAAATGTCGCGCCGATCGTAAAAGAATGGGCAGACACGGTCCTCTTCGTCAACTATAAGACGTTCGTGATAAAGGACGAGAAGACCGACAGCAGAAAGGCACAGGGCGGCAGAAGGGTAATGTATACCAATCATCATCCCTGCTGGGATGCGAAGAACAGATACGGGCTGCCGGACGAGGTCGATTTCGATTTCAGCGTCATCGCACCGTTTATTCCGTCTTCCGGTGCATATGTCGCAGCGGCGCCGGAAGATAAGCCGCAGACGAATGCGCTGCCCGACCCGCCGAAAAAAAGCATAGAGGAGCTCAAGGCAAAAATCGACGAGTTTACCGCCGATGCCGATGAGCCTACCCCGAACACTGAGAACACTGAACCGAGTTCTGGCTTACCGGCAGCGCTGCGTGAACTCATGACGGCGAACAACGTTACCGAAGATGAGCTTAGAAGTGCGGTAGCGTGGAAAGGTTACTTCACTGCCGACACGCCGATTCTCAATTATGGCGAAGCTTTCATTAACGGCTGCCTTATCGGCGCATGGGAGCAGGTCTACGATATCATCGTCAATCATATAAGAAAATTTTAAATAAAAAGGAGTATTAACTATGAACGAAAACTACAATACCAACAGAAACGACGCCCTCGACTGGGACAGTGTAATCGAAGCCGAAAACGAATTTGTACTTCTGCCGGAAGGGGAATATGAATTCACCGTCAAAAGCTTTGAGCGCGGCTATTTCAACGGCTCGGAGAAAATGTCTGCCTGCCCGAAGGCAGAGCTTACGCTTCAGATAGATGCGCCGCAGGGTACAGCAATCGTCAAACATAATCTTTTCCTCTCGCGTAAAACAGAAGGGCTTGTGTGCGCGTTTTTTATCAGTATCGGTCAGAAGAAACACGGCGAACCTCTGAGAATGAACTGGGCGCAGGTTGTAGGTTCAAAAGGCCGCTGCAAGATAGGGCAGAGGCTTTACAACGATAATTATTACAATGAGGTCAAGAAATTCCTTGAGCCGGACGAATCCACTCAGCGTCCTGCTTTCACTCCGGGGAATTTTTAATCCTTGGACGCGAGACCTTATCAGCTGGAGGCAGAACGGGCAATATTCAACGAGTGGGCGAGCGGCAATAACCGCACATTGCTTGTCCTGCCGACGGGTACCGGCAAAACAGTCGTTTTTGCCAATGTTGCAAAGCAGTGTGTACAGAATGGTGAGCGGGTTCTTGTGCTCGCTCACCGCGGCGAATTGCTTGAACAGGCAGCGGACAAAATACTGAAATTTACCGGCTTGATGTGCGCCACAGAGAAAGCCGAAGAAAGCTGCCTCGGCAGCTGGTACCGTATAACCGTCGGCTCGGTGCAATCTTTACAGAGAGAAAAACGGCTCGAACAGTTCGACAGCGACTATTTTGACGCCATAATCATCGACGAGGCGCATCACTGCCTTTCCGATGGTTATCAGCGCGTGCTTGAGCACTTTGGAGACGCGCATGTCTTAGGCGTCACCGCTACGCCGGACAGAGGCGATATGCGCAACCTCGGTTCATATTTTGATTCGCTTGCCTATGAATACACACTTCCGCAGGCTATCAAGGACGGTTATCTTGCGCCGATAAAGGCTCTTACAATTCCGCTGAATCTCGACCTGACGGGAGTTGCAATGCAGAACGGAGATTTCAAGGCGGCCGATATCGACAACGCCTTGGATCCGTATCTGTATCAGATTGCCGACGAGATGATAAAGAACTGCAGGGAGCGCAAAACAGTCGTGTTTCTGCCGCTTATAAAGACCTCACAAAAATTTCGGGATATTCTGAATGAGCGCGGTTTCAAGGCTGCGGAAGTCAACGGCGGAAGTCAGGACAGAGCGGAGATAATCGAAGCGTTTGAGCGCGGCGAATATAATGTGCTCTGTAACTCCATGCTCTTGACGGAAGGCTGGGACTGTCCGGCAGTCGACTGTGTCATCGTATTAAGACCAACAAAGGTCAGAAGCCTATACAGCCAAATGGTTGGGCGCGGAACGCGCCTTGCACCCGGCAAAAAGGATCTTCTGCTACTCGATTTCTTGTGGCATACAGAGCGCCATGAACTTTGTCATCCTGCTCATCTGATATGTGAAAACGAAGAGGTTGCAAAAAAGATGACGGAGAATATCGAAGCGGCAGGTTGTCCGGTTGATATTGAGGCTGCCGAGCAGCAAGCCGAGAGCGATGTCGTCGCTCAGCGTGAAGAAGCTCTTGCGGCGCAACTCAAGGAAATGAGGAAGCGCAAGCGCAGACTTGTCGACCCGCTGCAGTATGAAATGTCGATTTCCGCGCAGGATCTTTCAAGCTATGTCCCGGCATTTGGGTGGGAATGTGCTCCGCCGACGGAAAAACAGATTAAAACGCTCGAAAAGCTCGGTATATTTCCCGACGCAATCGAGAACGCCGGCAAGGCAAAGCTTCTGCTTGACCGCCTCAGCAAGCGCCGCGAAGAAGGTCTCACAACGCCGAAACAGATACGCTTTTTAGAGTCTCGCGGCTTTCTGCATGTCGGCGAATGGAGCTTTGACGCTGCGACAAAGATGATAAATCGCATAGCTGCAAACGATTGGCGTGTTCCGCGCGGCATTGTGCCTAAAGACTATAAACCGGAGGCAATGACGATATGACAGAGGAAAAGCTCGACCTGAAAGAGCTGATAAAATACATAGACCCGGCTGCTTGCACATATTCCGAATGGGTGGAAGTCGGCATGGCGCTTAAGCATGAGGGATACAGCTGCGATGACTGGGATGAATGGTCACGCCCGGACAAGCGCTATCATGCCGGCGACTGCGAAAAAAAGTGGAATACTTTCAACGGCGCCGCTGCACCGGTTACGGCGGGGACTATCGTTCAGATGGCAAAAGATAACGGCTGGCATTTTCAGGCAGATGACGGCGCGCTTGACTGGGACAGCGTTATCGGAGAACAAAAGGATGATCTTGTTCTTGTCGACAAAAGCTGGATTGAAGGCAAGGAGTTGAATATTCCCGACAAATGGAATCCCGTAGAGCAGATTACCAAATATCTCGAAACGCTCTTTGAGGCGGGGGAGACGGTCAGTTATGTCACCGAAAGCTGGGAAAAAGACAGTAAATACCTGCCGACGAAAGGCGTGTATACCAGGACTGCGGGAGAGCTTATAGAGGCTCTGAGCAAATGCGAGGGCGACATAGGTCGCGTAATAGGCGATTGCAAGCCGGAGGCGGGGGCGTGGATACGCTTCAATCCTCTGGACGGCAAAGGCGTCAAAAATGAAAATGTGACGGAGTTCCGATATGCTCTGGTCGAATCTGATACGACCGACATCACCCATCAAAACCAGATAATACGCGAGCTCGAGCTGCCGATTGCCTGTCTCGTTTACAGCGGAGGAAAGAGCCTGCACGCCATTGTACGTATCGATGCCGCAAACTTTGACGAATACCGCAAGCGTGTTGATTACCTCTATGATGTGTGCAAGAAAAACGGCATAGACATCGACCGCCAGAACAAAAACCCGTCCCGATTGAGCCGTATGCCAGGCGTAGAGCGCAACGGGAAGAAGCAGTACCTGCTCGACACAAACATCGGCAAGAGTTCATGGAACGAATGGAAAGAATGGATTGAAAGCATAAACGACGACCTGCCGGATCCGGAGAGCGTCGCCGATGTGTGGAACGACCTGCCGGAGCTTGCGCCGCCGCTTATAGACGGAGTTCTGCGGCAGGGACACAAAATGCTTGTCGCAGGACCGTCAAAGGCCGGCAAGTCTTTTGCGCTGATAGAGCTGTGCTGCGCCATAGCCGAGGGGCGCGAATGGCTGGGCTTCAAATGTACCCAGGGCAAGATAATGTATGTCAATCTCGAGCTTGACCGTGCGAGCTGTCTGCACCGTTTTAAAGATGTCTATACAACGCTCGGCTGGGCCGCGGAAAACCTACATAACATCGATGTGTGGAACCTGCGCGGCAAGTCCATTCCGATGGATAAACTCGCGCCGAAGCTCATCAGACGCGCTGCAAAGAAAAACTATATCGCCATTGTCATTGACCCGATTTATAAAATCATCACCGGCGACGAAAACAGCGCAGATCAGATGGCGCATTTCTGCAACCAGTTTGACAAGGTCTGTACCGAGCTCGGGTGTGCGGTAATCTACTGCCACCACCATTCAAAAGGCGCTCAGGGCGGCAAGAGGAGCATGGACAGAGCGTCCGGCAGCGGAGTGTTCGCCCGCGACCCCGACGCGCTGCTCGACCTCATAGAGCTTGATATAACCGACGGTATCCGCAAACAGCAAGAGGACAAGGCGCAGTGTGAAATCTGCCTTAAATGGATGCGCCGCTTCAAGCTGCCGGAACCGTCGCAGGACGAAGAGAATACCGCGCACGAGCTGCTCAAAATGTGCGGCGAGAGTCTGTCTCCGGCATCCCGCGATCTTATGCTTGCCGAAGTCAGAACAGCGTGGAACAGCATAGAGCAGCGTACCGCGTGGCGCGTCGAGGGCACCCTGCGTGAGTTCCCGAAGTTCGCTCCGGTCAATCTTTGGTTCGATTACCCCGTGCATCGGATAGATGATACCGGAGTGCTGGAGGACATAAAGCCGGATAGCGATTTTAATTCGAAAAATTCGCCTTTCAGGAGAAACTTCAGCAGCAAAAAGACCTCATCCGAGCGAAAAAAGGATAGAACAAGCAGCATAGAAACTGCTTTCGATGCCTGCAATATGGATGGACGGGTAACAGTGAATGAGTTGTCTGAATATCTCGGAGTAACAGCGAAAACGGTTCGCAAAAGGTTGACAGAGCATGGTGGTTTTTGGATTGACGACGGAGAAGTTGGAAAGAAAAACGAGGGAAAAAGTCGATAAAATTTCCCGTTCCCTACAAGGGAAAAAGTCGAATGGTTATCGAGAAATTCCCTCACAAGGAAAAAGTCGATAAAAAATCGAGAAATTCCCTCTGAGGGAAAAAACACTTATATATTTCATATATAAGTGGGGAATGTCCCTTCCCTCAAAGTCAAGGGAAAGAAGTGTGGCGGCTTAGGCTGCCGCCGCACACAACTTCTTCCCTACCTTGACAAGGGCGATTTTCAAAAACAAAAAAGAAAGGAAACTGAAATGACAACTGAATTTTTCATGCCGATGCATCCGCCCACGGTAACGCATCACGACAAAAAGATAACCGTCAAAAACGGTAAGGCGATAATGTACGATTCAACCGAGCTGAAAGCGGCAAGGAGTAAGCTGACGGCACACCTGGCAGAACACATTCCGCAGGAACCGTATTCGGGCGCGGTCAGGCTGATGGTCAAATGGTGTTTCAGCAATACAGGGACAAAGCACAGGGACGGGGAATGGAAAACCTCGAAGCCCGATACGGACAATCTTGAGAAAGCCTTGAAAGACTGCATGACCCGCCTGCACTTTTGGAAGGACGATGCGCAGGTCGCATCGGAGATCAGCGAAAAGTTTTGGGCTGCCGTGCCGGGAATTTATGTGAGAATCGAGGAGCTGCCATGCTGAAACAAATAACCCAGGAAGAGACCAACAGGCGCTACATACGGGAGCGGACGAGTGACCGGGAAACACGCTGCCTGAGATGTTATTACTGCTGCAAGATATTCGAGGCAGGAGATGATAGCCGGCACGACTGTCCGAGATGCGGCCGGGAACTCATTGAAACTGGATTCTTGAAAGTGAGTGACGACTATGATGTATGAAGATGCGCTTCGCGAGATATTGAATCGAGTTTATCGAAACACAGATGATTGTGAAATGCGTATTTCAAAAGATTGCTACAAGTTAATCAGAGAAGCTCTCGAAAAGCAGATACCAAAGAAGCCGATAAACGAAGAGTGCTATTACATATGCCCTTGTTGCCGAGGCGACTTGGGTGTTTCGGATGATGATATTTTTATCTATGAACTTTCGATGCCTAAATATTGCAGTAATTGCGGATGTGTGCTTGACTGGACGGAGGTAAAAAATGAGCGATTATATTAACCGTGCTGCACTCGGGATAGGCTTGTGCAACCGAGATGTTTTTGGGAACAAAGGTTATGCGGACGGCTGGAATGCCGCTGTTAAAATTTTAAAAACAGCTCCCGCCGTAGATGTTTCAGAAATTGTCAGATGCAAGGATTGCAAAAATTATGAACTTATGAAATCTAACAACTATCATTTTTGTAATGAGTTCGGCGGGTATGTTACTGAAAAAGATTTTTGCAGTCGAGCGCAAAAAATGGACGGAGGGAATAACAATGCGTGAGATACTTTTTCGTGGCAAAGGCGATAAAAAATATAATGGTGGTATGTGGTATTTCGGTGTGCCTATTCGCTGTTATGACGGCGACTGGCAGATTTGCACCAATAATAGCAAAAGGACGGTAATCCCTGAAACGATAGGGCAGTACACAGGTTTGGCAGACAAAAACGGCACGAAAATTTTCGAGGGCGATATTGTTTTGTTGAAAGGCGATGAGGAGCCTTATCAAGTCGCTTTTGATGAATCCTGTTTTCAAGTTTATGGCAACAGTATTTGCTATGTTATGGATAACTTTTACGACCACGATATAGAGGTCATCGGCAATATCTATGATAACCCCGAGCTATTGGAAGGTGATGGCAGTGCCTGAGATGTGTCCGAATGAGCATTGTGTGTTTCTCGTCCAGACCGGCGGAGAAAAGCCTTTGTGCCCGTTCCGGCATTGCCTGCAATCAGAGCTCGACAAACACGAGAAACGCCGAGAGGAGACGGTTAAATGACGCTTAAAGAGTTGTCCCAGCTATATTACTTGGACAGGGAGATAGAGCTCGACAGGGAGCGACTTGCGGAACTGCGGGCAAATTTGCTCTGTCCGAGGTCGCCGAACTACGACGGTATGCCGCATAGCCCGAACCCTGAGCCTGCACTTGAACGCTGCATAGCGGAGATAGTTGACCTTGAGGCTGCTATCCAGGCTAAAATCGAGCAGCGCATATATGAGCGCAGCCGACTTGAGCGCTACATATCGGATATTCCCGACAGCCTGACCCGGCAGATATTCACTCTGCGATTCGTGAATGGCTTGAAGTGGGAAGAAGTGGCGGCAAAGATTGGAGGATATAACACCGCAAAAAACTGCAGCAATATATGTTATCGCTACATTCGGCAAAATTGAGAATTTTGAGGATTTTGTTGAATATATATATGCTATGCTTTATGTCGAAGAAGGTTACCGATTTACTCATGGTGTCGTGAGGCAGACGTGTGTAGAAAGGCGAGAATGGTCAACTGCCTCACACTTTTTGTGCGAAACGGTTGACCATTCAGTGCTTAAGTGTTATAATATCTGAGTGCACATTGTGCGATGGCTGCTAATTATTCCAAAAAAGCATTACGCATAAACTCGAGTATCACTTTTGCGAGCGATACGAGGAGATATCCATCGCCAGATTGCTGCGCCGTATAAAGAGCCGCCACTGCAGTGAGGACGAAAATTGATATGCTGACCAGGCAAATGATCGTCTTCTCTACGTGTTGAAATGATTCAGTCGACGGCTCTTTACGGGGTGCTCGTTCTTCCCTCGTTTCTTTTGGTGGTTCTAATGGTGGTCCTGAAAGGTTTATCACTACATGAGAACCATTTTCATTTCGGATGCTGCCAACTTTGCTGATGTTGATTGCGTTGCGGTAGTTTTTCATTTATGATGCCTCCTTTTTAATATTCGCTTAAATAAAATAAGACAGCATCAAAGAGAATGCTGTCTTATGCTCTTCTCTTCCGTGGATCAACAAACACGGGATAAAGAGCCTGAGCTATTTATTCGTGCAGATCGTTTTGCTTTTTACGATCTTACCGATTTATTATATATTTTTCACGTAGTATTTTATCATATTAATATCAATTGTCAAGCCCATAGCGGATTTTTTTAGATGCATGTTCGCAGAATTTTGACGCTGTACAAACCTAATATGTTTTGTGCTTGCGGATCGATTGCGTATGTGATATTATTATCGAACATGAGTTTGATAAAACTTTTTTTGCAGCCTTTTGAGGCTGCTTTTTTTATGCTTTTTATAACCCGATTGTAAAAAATATGTGACACAAGACCGGAGGTGAGACCATGACCGACAAACAGCGGAAATTTGCGGATGAATACATCATCGACTGCAACGCGACAAGAGCATACAAGGCTGCTTATCCGCGGATAAAATCGGATGATGCTGCGAGAGCCAATGCGTCAAGGCTGCTAACAAATGCTAATGTTAAAGCCTACATCGAAGCAAAACTCGATGAGCTGAGTTCGAAAAAGATAGCCGACGCGCAGGAGGTTATGGAGTACCTCACCGCCGTGATGCGCGGAGACAGCACGGCGAGTGTCGTGGTTGTGGAAGGTCAAGGCGACGGCTGCTCGGCGGCAAAGGTTCTGGATAAGCCGCCGGACGAAAAGGAGCGCCTGAAGGCTGCGGAGCTGCTCGGAAAGCGTTTCAGCCTGTTTAAGGATGGAATTGAAGTCTCCGTCAACGCGCCGCAGATTATCGACGATATAGGGGGCGGCTAACATGGCCGTCAGGCTTACTGACATAATCGCGCCGTCGTTTTATGAGGTGCATCGCGATGTGTGTGCTGGGCAGCATACGCACTATGTGCTTAAAGGCGGGCGCGGAAGCACGAAGAGCAGCTATATATCGCTTGAAATTGTCTGCGGCATCATTAAAAACCCTGACGCGCACGCGATCGTGTTCCGCAAAATTGCAGACACGCTGCGGGACAGCGTTTTTGCACAAATGCTGTGGGCTATTGATAAACTGGGCGTGTCGCAGTATTTTAAAGCGACGGTCAGTCCGATGAAAATCACATATCTGCCGAGCGGGCAAACGATTATGTTTCGAGGTCTTGACGATCCGATGAAAGTCAAGTCCATAAAAATCCCGTTCGGCTATTTTCGTTATATCTGGTTCGAGGAATGGAATCAGTTTTCCGGGATGCGGGAAACCGATAATGTGCTGCAGTCGATCATGCGCGGCGGCAGTAAATTCGATGTTTTTTATTCGTACAATCCCCCTGAGTCGCTGCGGGCGTGGGTGAATGATGAGGTGCGTGTAGAGCGCGCCGACCGCCTGGTACATCACAGCACATATTTGACTGTGCCGCAGGACTGGATAGGCGCGCCGCTGCTGTTGGAGGCGGAGCACCTGAAACAGCACTCGCCGGAACGGTATCGGCACGAGTTCCTCGGGGAAGTCACCGGCACGGGCGGCGAGGTATTCCGGAACATCAGTATCCGACCCATCAGCAATGAAGAGATTGCGCGGTTTGACCGTATCAGGCGCGGCATAGACTGGGGCTATGCGGTTGACCCGTTTGTTTTTATATCGTGCAACTATGACAAGCCGCGCAGGCGACTGTACATATACGACGAAATATACGCGGCGGGCATGAGCAACAGACTTGCCGCCGACCGTATAAAATCTCGCGGAGCTGTCGGCGAAATTATCGCAGACTCCGCCGAACCGAAGTCTATAGCGGATATGTATGAATACGGTCTGAGAGTCAGAGGCGCACGCAAAGGTCCGGACAGCGTGAAGCACGGCATAGAATGGCTGCGCGACCTCGACGAAATAATAATAGATCCCGCCCGCTGTCCAAACGCGGCGCGGGAATTTTCATCGTATGAGCTCGAGCGGGACAAGGATGGCAACTATAAAGCGAACTATCCCGATAGGGACAACCACACGATTGACGCCACGCGCTACGCCACTGAGAACGACCAGCAGAATGTGAGGGTAACTTAATGATTAACAATATGGACTTGATAAGAGAAAAGCTCGCGTATCACCATACGGCTACGGACGATGAGATTATCAAAACCGTGCTTAAAAATGCGCGGGAAGACCCGGATTATCTGGCGGCATGCGAGGGACTCCGGTATTATCGCGGTATGCAGGACATTCTGCAGAAAGATTTCCGCGAGACGGTCGTTTACGAAGAAGACGAAAACAGCCCGGCGGGCATAAAGCGCGGCGGCGTTAAGATAATCAACGAAAACAATTCGAATCACCACAATGTGCATAATTTCCATGCGCTGATGGTCGATCAGAAAGTCGCGTACATCCTCGGCAAGCCGCTTTCCGTCTCCGTCGAGGGTGCAAATGACGGAGCGGGCAGTGTGGATGAAAGCCTGAAAGCTTTTGAGGACGCTGTCACCGCAGTGACCTCAGACGAGGCTTTTGTTGACATGCTCCCCGACCTCGCGACAAATGCGTCGAATTGTATCGTCGGATGGCTGCATGTCTATTACTCGGCAGCCGGCAAGCTTTGTTTTGTTGTTATCCCGACGACGGAATGTATTGCCTGCCGCGATATGAGCTATCAGCAGGTGATTACCGACTTTTTCCGCCACTATAAAATAACCGTCGTGCAAAACGGCACAGAGACGGAGCGGGAGCGGGTAGAGTGGTGGACTGCGACAGGGGTAAAGCGCTATGTCGAAAACGATGCCGGAGAGTTCGTGCTCGAAAGCAACAGCCCGCATTGGTATAACGAGCAGATAATCAACGACGAGCGCGTTTCGGTTGAGGCGAAGTCGTGGGGAAGAATTCCGTTTGTGCCGCTTTATAACAACTCTGCGCATCAGACCGACCTTTCGCGCATCAAAGGACTACTTGATGCATATAACCTGATATCTTCTGCGTCGACGAATAATCAGATAGATCTCGTCGAGCTCTACTGGATGATACAGGGATACGGCGGAGAGACTGCAAAAGCGATACAGCAGAAGCTGCAGATAAACAAGGCAGTGTCAATAAGCGATCCGTCCGGCAAGATAAGCGCGGAGCAGGTCACGCTGAATGTCACCGAGCGCCTCGCCTGGCTCGATATGCTGCGCCGGGACATATACCATATAGGGCGCGGTATTGATATGAACGATGAAAAGCTCGGCAGCGCGCCGTCAGGCGTCAGTCTGAAATTCCGCTACACCCTGCTTGACCTCAAGGCTGACCCGCTTGTCTCGAAGTTAAAGGTCATGCTGAAAGAGCTGTCATGGTTTATTACGCAGGATATCAACCTGAAGAACGGTACCGACTATGACTATACGCTTATCAAATACGATGTCCACAAGTCGATGATAGTCAATGACGCGGAGACGGTGGATATAATCCAGAAGTCGCAGGGGCTTGTGCCCGATAAGATGCTTTTAGCAAAGCACCCGTTTGTTGATGATGTCGCGCAGGCGTATGAAGAGCTGCAGAAGCAGCGCGAGGAAAACGCAAAGATGTTTATCGGCGACGATGACGACAAGGACGATTCCGAAAAGGATGATGAATAATGCGCTCTGATCTCTATTGGGAGGAGCGGGCACTGCAGCGCGAGGAATATGCCCGACGTGCCTCGACACGGGTTATAAAGACAAAAACCGTCAAGTTATACGCCAAGGCGCAGAAAGACCTCGACGCCCGCATAAACCGGATATTTTCGCGTTATGCGGCAAACAGTGAATTGACGCCGGAAGAAGCTCGTCGGATGTTGAATACCAAAGAAGCGGAAGCGGAATTGGAAGCACTGCGCAAAGAGCTCAATAACATAAAAGACCCGGTCATAAAGAGAAAAGCACTTGCTCGTCTCAATGCGCCGGCATACGCCGCGAGGATAAACCGCCTTGAGGCTTTGAAAGCCAATATCGAGACGGAAACGGCATTGCTTGCTGACCGGGAGAAGCGGGAACTCAAGCGGCTGCTTGAAGACGTGAGCGGGGATACATACTATCGCAGCATATATGACACGCAGATCGGCACGGGATTAGGCTTTGAGTTCTCAGCCCTGTCGAAAGGTGCCGTAAACACCATAGTAAATGACCGATGGAAAGGCGCGAATTTTTCCGACCGTATCTGGCAGAACACATCCGCGCTTGCCAACAGCGCATACGGTATTGTGTCGCGTGGAATTATGACGGGAGCGGGTCCGCAGGTAATGGCGCGCCAGCTCGCCGACGCTATGCAGTCCGGAATGTACAGCTCGATGCGGCTGATACGCACCGAGACGAACCGTGTGCACAACGCCGCTGAAAAAGCGGCATACGAAGAGGAAGGCATAATGGAATACAGATTTCTCGCCACCCTTGACGGGCGCACCTGCGATGTCTGCGGCGCTTTAGACGGCAAGACTTTTCCGGTCTCCGAAGCGAAAGAGGGCATAAACTATCCGCCGCTCCATCCGAATGACCGTTGTACTACGACGGCAGTCATAGAGGGACAAAACCGAGCCGAACTCAAACGCCGGGCATTGGATCCCGAGACCGGGAAAACGGTGCTTATTCCGGCAGAAACGACATATGAGGAGTGGCTTGCGGATAATATAAATCCTCTTACCGGGAAGCTTAAATATTACCCGCCCAAGACTTTGACACAAGTGTCCTCCTACAACAGAGACCAGTTCGAGCGGTATTCGGCAGTCTTAAAAGAAAATGTGCCGGATTCTCTTGATGAATTCTTAAAAATAAAGTATAATGATCCTGAAAAGTGGAAGACGCTTAAAAGGCAATACCGCTTTGTGAATCAATACAAGATAGATTCAGGCAATTTCTCTACTGATGAAATCTTGCGGTTTGATAAAAAGGTTATTTATGAGAAGCGACTGAAATTTACAAGCGGATTTAAAAGAAGCGGAAACATTGCCGGTGCATATATCGATGATGATTTTGACAATATGTATTATGCGCATAGCGCTATATCCAAAGTGGAAGATAGCAGAGGATATAAAGGAACCGGAAAATTAGTTTTACTTAAAGAAGCTCGCCGCTTTAAATATATAGATGTTCCCAAAATGGACGGAACAATAAGAAAAGAAACCTACAATGATACTGAAGCAAAGCTCTTCGAGTTCTTCGCCGATTTGTATGAAGCGAGCCCTTTTAAAAAGATATGTATGCTTTCCGAACGCGGAATGTGCGATAGCTGTAAAGGGGTAATGCAGCAATTTAAAGAACTATACCCGGATGTTGAGGTAAATGTTATCTCAAACAAAAAGGTTGAAGGAAATGTTTGGAAAGAAAGGATGAGAAAAAGATGAAGTATGACCTTGATTATCAGTGGGCAAAAAATTTTCTTGAAAGCCGTTTAAGCACGGGTATACAGCCGAAAACGGGGGATTTGCTCGAAAACTCATATCTTACAGAATTCGATCAGGATATCCTCGAAGAAGCTGAGCGCCTTAACGCGGTACTTCCGCTGATAAAGTGGGAAGTGGACAACAACGATCTCAGCGAAGCCATGAGCGATGAGCTCTATCTCTACTATGAGGATTTGCTCAAAGGTCGCCTCGACGGAATACTGGACGAAGAGGAAGCCCCGATTATCATAAAAGACCTCACCGAGAGCTATATAAAAGCTTTCGGAAAAGATACTCTTGACGAAGAGGATCAATAATAAATAACAAGCCGCCAAGCGAAAGCGAGGCGGTTTTGTCATATCACAACATAATAATTACAGCGTTTTGCAGTCAAATGCAAAGCGTTGTTTTTATATCCAAATTTATCCGCCACCCGGAGCAAAATGGTGTCGCGCAATATTGGGACTGGCCAAGTAAAAAGGGAGCGCGGGAAAGGACAGACATGGACTGGCTTAAAGACATTTTAGGCGACGCACACACCGAGGACATCGACAAGAAGATAGCGAGCTATATCGGCAAGAACTTTGTTTCAAAAGCAGATTTTCGCGCCGAGTCCGATAAGGTCAAGAACCTTGAGGGTCAGATAGCAGAGCGGGACGGTCAGCTTGAAGAGCTCAAAAAGGTTGATACCGCCGGGCTGCAGGCAACGATTACACAGCTGCAGAACGAGAACAAGCAGGCTAAGGCTAAGTATGACAGCGATATCGCCGCCATGAAGCTTGACTCCGCTATCGATGCCGCTATTACAGCCGCCAAGGGCAAGAACGCAAGAGCGATAAAAGCTTTGATAACGCCCGGCAGCGTGAAGCTCGACAAAGACGGCAAGCTCGAGGGCTTTGACGATCAGCTTAAAGCAATCAGAGAAAGCGACGCCTATCTCTTTGACAAAGTCGAAACCAGACAGAGGGGCGGAGACCCCGACCACGGAGGCGGAGACCCCGAACCGGGCGAAGCCCCCGAAAACTATGCCGATTATGTAAATTGGCGCAAAAATCAGTAAAAACGGAGGATTTAACAAATGCCAAACAAATTTCTGACTCCTCAGATAGTCGCGAACGAGGCTCTTATGGTGCTCGAGAACAATCTCGTTGCTGCCGACCTTGTCCATAAGGACTATTCCAAGGAGTTCGCGCACGTCGGTGATACCATCACCATCCGCAAGCCCGCGAAGTTTTCCGCGAAGAACTTCGTCGGCGAGACCGTAGATCAGAACGTGAACGAGGGCAGTGTCAAGGTGACCCTTGACCATTTCCGCGATGTCACCGTTCCGGTCACTTCCAAGGAAATGACCCTTGACATCAAGTCATTTTCTGAGCAGATCATCTCTCCTGCAGTGCAGGCCATATCTCAGGCTATCGACAGCGATATTATCGCCGAAGGCATCGCAAACGCCGGCAACACCGTGAGCGGCACCGCGAACGCGGCCGACCTCAAGGACATTGCCAACATTGCCAAGGCATTTGACCTCAAGGGCGTACCGATACAGCAGCGCAGACTTCTCGTCAATCCGACGCACAAGTATCGCTATCTGACCACGGAAAACCTCTCAAAGGTCGCATACGCGGGCAACTCCGATGCCCTGCGTTCAGCGGAGCTCGGCTCTATTTATGGTCTTGACACCTATATGTCGCAGAATGCCCCCGATACCCTCGCGGCAACTGCGGGCACTGCGACCGCTGCAAAGGTCTCCTGCACCGCCGGCGAGACTAAGGTCGCACTCTCGGATGTCACTGCGACGACCGGCACCTTTAAAAAGGGCGACGGCTTTATCCTCGACGGCTATCTTTACAGATTTGCCGCCGATGCAACTGCCGCAAGCGGCGCGGTCGCCGAGGTCGCGATAGATCAGCCTATCCACCGCACTATTGCCTCGGACGCGGCGGTCAAGGTGTATCTCGTCAAAACGACCCACTCCCTCGCATTCCACCGCAACGGCCTTGCACTCGTCACTCGTCAGCTTGAGCTGCCTATGGGCGCGAATAATGCGGCTATTGCGTCGAGCAGGAACGGTCTTGCTATCAGAGTCGTATATGACTACGACATCAAGCACAAGACCGACCGCGTCAGCTTCGATATCCTGTACGGCGTCAAGACCCTTGACAGCGACATGACTGCAAGGCTGGTGGGCTGATATGACGGAGCAGAACAAGGCCGACCTCATAGCCCGGATGCGCGTGATGTTGGGTAAGGAAATGTCGCTGCCGGCTGCCCGGTATCTGCTGGATAGCGTCGAGTCCAAGGTATTGCGATATACCAAGCGGCATGAGCTTGTCCCCGGTCTTGATCTGCTTGTGGCGGAGATAGCCGCGCAGCGTTACCGCACGCAGCAGCCGGGCTCTACCGATGCGGCGCAGACCGTCGCGAGCATAACGGACGGCGACCAGAGCGTGAGCTTTAAGCACAGCGACTCAGACCTCGCCACAACGGCGGAACTGAGCGACAGCGAAAAGGTGATGCTCAACGAGTGGAGGAGGCTTTTCTGGTGAAGATCCCCGACGCCTTCAAACGCGCACAGCGCGCCGTATTTCAAGACAAAGCAGTCGAGCATTATAAAGCCGTCAAACAGACAGGAACGCTCGGCAGCGAAACAGTGAAGCCCGCAGAAACACCTGCGGGCTCTTTTACTGTCAACTTCCGACTCGTTACCGACGCTATGCAGGCGCAGGAATGGGGGCTGCAGTGCAACAAAGACGCCACCTTTTCAACATCCGATACGCTCGCTGTCGAGAAGGGCGACTATGTGAAATACGGTGGCGCTTATTACCGAATCACCGAGATCCAGCCGCACGACAGCCACACGCTGTATCTTTGCAAGGCGGTGAGCCATGAGCATTGAGGTTAAGGGTCTCGGTGAGCTGGCAAAAAAGCTCGCAAAGCTCGGCGGCGCTGATACCGCCATATCAAACGGTACGCGCGAAGCGGCGCGAATAGTCAACAACAGTGCGAAAGAGCTGTGCCCGGTAGATAACGGCAACTTGCGCGCGTCGCTGCATACCGACTACAAGCGCGAGGGTAGCAAGCATATCGGCAGCGTATTGACCAATGTTGAATACGCCGCCTATGTGGAATTCGGTACGGGTCCTAAAGGTAACGGCACATATCCTTATGAGCTCCCGGGCGGGATCCATTACAAGGCGGACAAGTGGCGCGGCAAAATCCCTGCTGTCGGCTGGCGAATGATAAGCGGACAAAAGGCGCAGCCGTATCTTTATCCTGCGCTTATAAACAATCGCGAAGCAATACTCGAGTGCTATAAGCGCGCGATACAACAGGAAATAAATCGTAAAGGCGGTCAGAAAAATGGTTGATATCGAACAGGTGACTTATGATGTGCTTTCACTCGCTGTACCGGGCGTGAAATGGTCTGCGGAATATCCGCAGAGTTTTGAACGGCACGGTTTGATAAAGCAGATGGATAACTCCGTTAAAATGCCATCCTCTTCGCGTCCGGACCATTTTTCCCGGATCGCCGTGCAGATTCAAGTGTGGATGGCTACGCCGGAGGGCAGGAACGAGGTCGAGAGGCAAGTCGACGATGCGATGCTCCGCCTCGGCCTGCTTCGCGGCTGTCCTAACCACCTTGAGGACGAACAGGAGGACGGTACGGTGTTATACCGCACCGTCCTTCTTTATAACGGAGTCTACGACAACAACACGAAGCGGTTTTACCGCAGTTAATAAGGAGGTAAGTACAAATGGCTGAAGATTATCAGACTTCTATAGGCGTGATTCTGAAAATGGGCGCGAGCGCAGAAGCGGCGGCTGAAGTTCCCGGCCTGCTTGATTTTCCCGATATGCTCGGCGAATCGGACAAAATCGACGTGACCACGATGAAGAACACGCAGAGAAAGTATAAGCCCGGGCTTTCCGACCCCGGGGATATGGCGTTTACTTTCGGCTATGAGGGGATGAAGACCGGCACGAACTGGGCGACCCTCAAGGGAGCTAAGGATGCAGACAAGACCTTTATTCTGCTGTTCCCGGACGGTTCCGGTTTCACATGGACAGGCAGAGTGTCACTTTCGATGCCCGGAAAGGGCATCGCAGAGGCGCTGACCTTTACTGCAAAAATCACTCCATCGTCGGATATAGAGGAATATACCTCGTCTGGCGGCTAAAGAACACATCGGCGGGGGAAACTCCGCCGAAAATTTAAAATAAGGAGACAACAACTATGCTTACTGCGTGTAATGCACCTTTTTATAGATTGACCGCCGGCGAGAAGGAGTACAAGCTCAAGCTCACGACGGCGACAAAAATCGAAGTGGAAGACCGTATAGGCTGCAGCCTGCTTGAAGCTCTTGACAAGCTGGCATACACCAAGGTCTTTGCAGTGACCCTCTGGGGCGCGCTGCAGAAATACCAGGCAAATATGACGCTCCCCAAGACATATGAGCTCATCGATGCGCTTGAAGCCGAGGGCTTTACCCTCGAGGACAGAGCGGACACATTCCTCGGCATTATGAAGGTGTCCGGTTTTTTTACACCGGAACAGATAGCGGACATGGAGCGGGAGGACGAGGAGCAGGAGATAGAGTAATCTTCTCCTCGGCGACCGAGTGGGTCGCGGATCTCAAACCTCGCGCTTTTGCGGTCGGGATAACCCCGGACGAATTCTGGAGCATGTCGGCCGGAGAGGTTGAGGACCTTATATCCGCAAGGCAAAAGGCAGAAAATGAGCGGCGTAAATGGCAGTTACAGCTGATATGGAATCTCGGGCAGCTTGATTCTTTCGCGTTTAACGACCCGAAAAAGTATCCTACGCTTGAAAAGGCGTTTCCGTCAGCTTTCGGCATGCAGCAAACCGGGTGGATGGCAATCAAAGCTCGGATGTCCGCTTATGCCAAATCAAAAAACGCCGCAAGGCACAGGGCAGGTGAAAAAAATGACAGTTGAAGAACTGCAAGTGCTGATTACAGCAAACACCAAGGACTTTAACGCCAAGATTGATAAGGCGAACAAGAGGCTGGGGTCGCTTGAACAGCAGGCAACACGCACGGGAGCGGGTGTCGGAAAGCTTTTTACAGGCATAAAAACTACCGCTGCCGTTGCGGTCATACGGGAAGTAGTAAGCGAGGTCAAGAAGTTGACGGACGCATATGCGGAAAACGAAGCCGCGCAGATGGGCTTGTCGAGCATATTGACCGCGCAGGGAAAAGACCTGAACGCCGCGAAAGCGTGGCTTAAATCGTATACCAAAGACGGCCTTATCCCGATGATGGACGCTTACACCGCGTATAAGAGACTCGCGGCGGCAGGGTATTCCGACGAGCAGACACAGTCCATACTGACCAACCTGAAAGACTCGGCGGCATTTAACCGTCAGGGCAGTATGACGATGGGCGAAGCCATCAAGAGCGCAGCCGAAGGTATCAAAAACGAAAACAGCATTCTTGTCGACAACGCCGGCGTTACAAAAAACCTGTCCGTTATATGGGACGAATACGCGGCATCAATAGGCAAGACTGCAGCAACGCTGACCGACGCAGAAAAGCGCATGGCCACGACACAGGGCATCATGCGGGAGACGGCATTCCAGACCGGAGATGCCGCGAAATATGCGAACACACTCGCAGGGGCGCAGGCCGCTTTGAAAGCTCAGACAAAAATGTTGTCGAGCGCGCTCGGGTCAATGTTTGCGCCGGCTTTGCAGCAGTGTATTCCGCAGGTCACGGCGTTGCTTGAAAGATTGACTGCCCTCGCCGAAAAAGCCGGGCAAGTTATGGCTATATTGTTCGGCACGTCGAGTGCAACGAGTCAGACATCATCAAACACATCTAAACTTGCCAACAGCACACAGCAAGTGTCCACAAACCTCGGCAGCGCGGCGAAAAAGGCAAAGGATTATAAGAACGCTTTGCTCGGCATCGATGAAATCAATCGTCTCGGAACGCCGGATACCGGATCTGATAGCGGCAGCGGCGGCGGAAGCAGCACAACGGTATCAAGCGGGGGAAACAATTTCAAGAGCCCATTTTCCAATGCTGACAGTGTTATTGACCCGAAGCTTGCGGAGCGTGCCGAAGAGCTGAAGCAGAAATTCAAGAAGGTCAGAGAAGAGCTTGAAAAATGGGAACCGGCGTTTATCGGAGCCGGTACTGCAATAGGTTCGTTCCTACTTATTTTTGAAGGTGCCAAGCTTTTCAAAAAGATAAAAGACCTCGGGGGAATTGTTTCCGCTTTTAAGTCTTTAAAGTTCGTGAGCAAGCTGTCTACAATAGGCGCGAGCATCAAAGGTGTTTTTACTGCATTAGGTACCGCGCTTGGCGCAAGTGCCGGAGCTGCGACTGCTGTAGGTGTTGCTGTGGTTGCCGCGGTAGCTGTGGCAATTGCGGCGGTGGTTTTGCTGATAGTCTATTGGGACGAAGTGAAAGCGGCTGCTAAAAAGGCGTATGACTGGATAAAAGAAAAATGGGCGTCTTTGGGCGAATGGTTCAAGAGTAATGTCTCCGAACCGATAAAAGAATCGTTTTCAAAAACATGGGATAAAATCAAAGATGTCTTTTCTCCTGCTACTGAATGGTTTGGAACTTTGTTCGGTAGCGTAAAACAGACATTCGACGATGTTTTCTACGATATCGGCGTTATAGCAAAGGGTTGTTGGGAAATTGTAAAAGCGGCTTGGGACAAAGTGGGATCATGGTTTAAAGAAACCGTAATTGACCCAGTTTCCAACTTCTTCGACGGAATGTGGGAAAGCTTGAAATCAAAGGCGAAGGACGCCTGGGAGGGTGTTAAAACGGCTTTTTCCCCTGTTGTAAATTGGTTTAAGGATAAATTTACACAAGCGTGGACAGCAGTTAAAAATGTTTTCAGTGTAGGCGGAAAAATTTTTGACGGCATCAAAGAGGGCATAACTGCAGCATTTAAAACTGTTGTTAATGCAATAATCGGGGGTATAAACAAAGTTGTTGCAATACCGTTTAATGCCATAAACAAGTCAATCGATAAGCTGAGAAATGCAAATATACTCGGCTTGTCGCCATTTGCTGATCTGCGCGATATATCGATACCTCAAATTCCAAAGCTTGCAACGGGTGCGGTAATTCCGCCGAACAGAGAGTTTATTGCGATGCTCGGCGACCAGAAAAACGGCACGAATATCGAAACGCCGGAGAGTTTGCTGCGAAAAGTCGTCAAGGAAGAAAGCCGCGGCAGTGATGGCGGCGACTGGCATATACAGGTCGTGCTTCCTGACGGTACGATAAAAGGAGAGGCTATAGTAACCGCTGTTCAGAGATATAATCAAAAGAGCGGAAGAACAGTTATTCCATGCGACATATAAAAAGCAGCCCCTCTGAAAGGGGCTGCTTTCAATATGAAACAAAGGAACCGTAGAGAACTTTATCTTCAATTTCCGCATATGTAAGACTTGTTCCTTGTGAAGCGTAAGACATCTGAATTACAAAATCGCTGCGTAACTGTGCGCCGTAGGAGTTTTGTGAGTCAACCCACGCGCTGACCGTAACAGTGTCTTTATAGCGCGATACAATCCATGCGCTTGTATCCGTGAGGTTGGGGAACGACGCGGCTGATGGAGTCTTGAGGTATTGCTTAACATGTTGTTCTGCCATGCCCTTGTAATAATTTGACTCGTAGGAACTGAGATAGTAATCTTCAATGTTTGCGAGGGCTCCGCCTTTTTTGGAGTTGAACAGCTCGACTCCGCCGCTCGAAATGTAACTCGTCTTTCCATTGGAAACGACAAGCGTTCCGGATATCTTATCGTTCGAAAACTTAAAGCTTTTATCTGTCGAGTTTGATGATAATGATTCAAAGTAAATCGGAGTGGAAATTCCCACTTTTTTAAAGTCGTTTATAACTTTTTGAGCCTGTTCATCCGAGAGGTCAGCGTAGAGCTTAAGTGCTTGGACTGAGACGTCGCCAATATTTTGCGACGCAGCGGCTTCTGTCATTGGCGGCTCGCTCGTCTTGTTTTTGTCCTTGCTTTTATCTTTGCTTGCTTTCTTTTCTTCTTTAAGTTGTGATTCGGCGGCAAGCTTTGAATCATATTCAGATCTCTCTTCGGGGGTCATGTTGTTGTAGTTGGTTTGCGCCCCACAAAAAATAAACACATTAGATGCAACAAAGCAAATCAAAGCTGCAACGACAAAATTCTTGCGGGGTTTCTTCTTGAAAATCCGCACAACTGCAATTACTAAAAAGGCGATTACGCCTATCGCAGACAAAAGACCAAGTCCAAAAAGAACATTATCCATATTATTTTTCTCCTTTTTCTTTTTAATTTATCATATTTCATTTTTTATGTCAAGAAAGAAGGTGGAACAGCAGTGGCAACCGCTTTTAATCCCGGCGACAATCCGATAGCTACCGTGGATGGCGTAACTATGCCGGTATATCCTGACTCGGAGGACGGATATAAATGGGAACTCGAGGACGCTTCGGCCAGCGACGCGGGGCGTACCGAAGATGTCGTCATGCACAAAAAGCGCATAGGACAGACCGACGCGGTAACGCTTAAATTTTCCGGGTTGTCCATAGCGAACGCGAGCAAGATTCTGAAAATGTTCAATCCGGAGTATATAACGGTCAAGTACTTAAATATGCTCGAGGGCGGATATGTAACAAAAGAGTTTTATGTCGGCAACAGAAGTGCGCCGCTGTACAACAGCAGTCTGAATGTTGTTGACAATGTGACCTTTAAAATCGTGGCGCGAAAGGGGTGATGTTATGTATCCAATAACTTCTGCCGGGCTTGCGGCTCTGCGAGAGGATGTGGTGCAGTCCGTCAATATCCTCTGTACGCCTACCAAGGGCACGGCATTTAATATCACCGACAAGGACATCATCGGCGCGGTAACGGTGGACTGGTCGAGCGTCACGGGCAGCAAGCTTGATTTGGGCTCGGCGTGTATGTCGGAGCTGAGCTTTACTCTCGAAAATGCCGACGGCGCGTTTGACGATAAGGTGTTCGAGGGCGCGCAGCTGTATGTCACTACAAGCTTTTCCACTGGCTCGACAACGGAGACCGTGCCTATCGGCTATTACACGGTGGACAGCCCTCCGCGCAAGCTCCGGAGCATCAAAATAACGGCTTATGACCGCATGGCGAAGTTTAACCGAGCCTATGATACTGAGCTTGCCTATCCTGCAACGCTGTATCAGATAGTCGCCGATGCCTGCACAAAGTGCGGGGTGTCGCAGAAGCTTCCGACGAACACTTTGCATCGGGGTGTGTCGATACCGAAACGCCCGGAGGCGGACAACCTGACCTATCGTCAGGTGCTTGTCTGGGCTGCGGAGCTCATGGGCGTGAGCTTGTATATTGACTATGACGGCAAGCTGACAGGCGGGTGGTATGCGACAAATGCCAAGCACACGGTGATAAAAGCTTCGGATCGTTTTACTTCCGGCAATACCGATTTCGCCGAAAACAGCATCGTGTTTTCCGGTGTGCGTATCGTCGGAAACGACGAGAACAAGACTGAATACCTCGCAGGCACAAAGGACTATGCCTTTAACGTTGAGGGCAATCTTCTTGCGCAGAGTGATATGAATCTCAGCACACTGGCAACGGAGCTTAAAACCGCACGGTGCAGTCTTACATACACTCCGATGTCCTGCACTACGCACTCGTTTCCGCACCTTAGACCGCTTGATATTATGAAGTTTGAGACGGCGCAGGGGACGAAAAAGGTCGTGCTGACAAATGTCAAGTGGCAGTCACAGAACCGCTGCACGAAGCTCGAGGGCAAGGGCGAAACGGCAACGCAGTCGGGATATGCCACAATGGGCGCGTTTACACCGAAGCAGCGGGCGGTACTCGAGCAGACCCGCGCACAGCAGGCGGCGCAAATCAACGACTACGAACAGGCGACCCTCGCGCTGAACGAGACCATCGCAAACAGCATGGGCTTATATGTCACGCGTAAAGCGGACAGCAACGGCGCGGTTATAACCTATTACCACGACAAGCCTACGCTTGAGGGGAGCAACACCATCTACTGCCGCAACGCCGGCGGTTATGCCTGGACTAATAACGGTTGGAACAACGGATCCCCGAACTGGGAGTACGGTGTATCAAAAGACGGTGACGCGGTTATCCGAAGCATTGCCGCAAACAAGATTTCCGCGAGTTATATCACGACGGATATCCTTTCGTCGCCGACTGGGAAGTTTTCTTTTGACTTGGACACCGGACACATCGAAGCCTCTGATATCAACATCACTGGCGGCGATATAAACCTTGACGGCGGTCAGCTGTCAATAGAAAACAGCGGATTTAAGACCGACCTGTCAAGCGGATATTTGCAGATGTATTACACCACAAATATGCAAACCGGCGCAAATTATGAGTACTTTGACATTAACAATACGCTGATTGGCACGAAGTTTTATGCGACGCTCGCCGCGCCGAAGCCTGCCGCCGCGCTTGGCGTTACATCAAACGGTTTTCGATTTGGCGAGAAAGCAGAAAACGCCACGCTTGTAAACCATTGGAACACCGATTATGCCGTGATAGAAAAAGATAACGCAAGATTTCGCAAAAAAGTCGAGGTCAACGAGCCTTTAAGCGTTGCTGCAGGCGGCGACGCCATCGGGTTTATCGCGCATGCACCAAACGGCGCGAACGATGTAAGCGCGGAGCTTGGTGCTACGAGTGACGCGAGCGCACTGCTGCAAATCGTCAACAACACCAAAGGCACGGTTCCGGCGCGAATTGAAATCTACTCGAGCGGAACAAACGGAAAGGGCATGACTTTAAAGCTTACTTCCGGCGGCGGTTACACCGGACGACTATTTTTAGACACCACCGGACTGTATGCCGAATTTAACGACAGCGGCGACTACAAAAAACTCGCTTAGGGGGCTATTATGACAAAAACCGAAATTGAACAGAAAATCGCAGAAGTCAAAGCGCAGGGCGACGCCTTGCAGAAGCACAACTCTCAAATAATGCAGCAGCTCGAAGTCAACAAGCTCGAGCTTGCGAAAATCTGCGGCAAAATCGAACTGTTGTCCGATATGCTCTCAGAACTCGAAAAAATGCCCGTGGAGGGAGAGAATGGGGAGGCGGAAAAAGATGCAGACAAGAACGATAACGGTTGATTATGCCCGCCCGCGTGGCTACGACGTAGGCTACCGCGCCGAAAATAATTTTACTCTGCTTGCCTTGCCTGTGCCCAAAGAGCTCGAGGGCGCGGACAGCTACAGAGTCTATTTTGAGTCCACAGTCGGCGAGTATCTGCAAACCGAGCTACTGACTCCTGCGGACGGCTATGTTACTGTCAAAATTACAAGCGATGTTGTGCCCGAGCCGGGCAACATGGCAGCGCAGCTTGTCGCATTCGGAGCGGGCGAGATAGTCGGCTATTCGCCTGTGATAACGGGCACTGCAAAGGTGTCAATCCCGGACGGCACAGAGCGGTTGGGTCACAGCCTCGCCGCCGAAATCGCGCTTAACACTGCCGCACGGCACGACCATGATAACAAGGCGGTGCTTGATAAATTTGCGGAGTCAGACGGCGAGCCGACCTATGATGGTCAGGTTATAGGTGGCGGAGGTTCAACAGAGTCGGAACTTTTTATTGTTAATGTGCAGGCGCAAAGCGGGGCAGATGGATATACAATTACTTCCCACAATAAGACCTACGAGCAAATAGATGCAGCTTATAAGGCGGGCAAGCAAGTTTTGATTGCTTTCACGGTTACGAATGAGAATAACACATTTTTAATTCCTCTCGGGATTGCCACAGAAACCGATTATGAGTTCTTAGTTTTTGCCAATGCGGTCTTTTATGTATATGTCGATAACACAGATACGTGGGATTGCTATGTGGAACCACTTGAAGCAGACAGTATTAAAGCCAAGATATCTGCCGACAGCTCTGCACAATCATTAAGTTTACAGACAATTCTTAACAGTTTGGTTTATCCTGCGGTTGAGAAAGCCCATGAACATAATAATGAAGACGTTCTCGACAAGCTCTCTGTCTCTGACGGCAAACTCCAATATAACGGCTCCGATGTCAGCCTTAAACCTGCCTATTATATCGACCTTGCGGGTACTTACCCGAACTACACATGCCCAGTGGCTATGGACGACATTAAGACGGCTTATAACTCTGGCTATAATCTCGTCTGTCGATGCACGCTGGGTAAATTTACAGCAACACTTCCGCTGTTTGTTCCAATGCCCACCGCTAACACTTGGATATTTTCAGGTTCTGGGGCATTGTTGGGCATGAGCTTTGCCGCGCAGTCGTTTACCGTGGCGATAACAAGCAACGGTGTTGCAGCCGACCAGACCTTGCTAAATCAACCGCTCAATATAACAGCTGGAGACACCACCTACAGCTACGACGGACGTTATTTTGTCGACATCGCAGTTAAACCCGCAACACAGCTAATAACAACCGCAGAGGAAAATATAACCCTCGCCGACAACACCGAGTACCGCCTCACCGATGTCACGACCTTAACACTGACATATCCTACAGGCAACTTCGAGTGCTGGATGCGCCTGAACTTCGCGGCGAGCGGTAATGTCACCGTCACTCTGCCGACAGGCACAAAGTATATCGGCACTGCTCCCGATTTTAAAAACGGCGAGACATGGGAGCTGAGCTTTAAAGACAAAATTTTGGCGGCGCAGAAAGTCGGTGAGGGCACTTGAACAGGCGCAGATTTATATGGCAAAAGGCGCAGGCGCAGAGCGGACTACCGGAGGGCTATACGGCATTGAAATATATCCAATCGTCGGGCACTCAGTATATCGACACTGGACGCAAGCTAACGCAGGATTCTGATATCACTATAGACTTTATGATAGTTGGTACAAAAAACAGGAACGCAGGTATATTCGGTTCGCGCGAAAGTGCATCGAAAAATAATCTTGCGCTATTTCAAGATGGGGGTTCAGGTTATTTCGCCGGCGACTTTTCCGAATATCGACAGCACCGTTTTACGATGACTTTAATATCGGAACGAACAAAAATCCGAATGAACAAAGCTGGTGTATGGGTTAATGATATTTTAAAAAAATCTTGGAGCGATGTCGCCGACTTCGAGACGCCGACAAATGGATTAATATTTGATATCGGCAACAATAACTGGACGGGCAATAAGGCTATTATGCAGTTATATAGCTACACAGATGGCAACGCCCAACAGCTTGTCCCTTGTCTCGATGCAAACGGTGTGCCGTGCCTTTATGATCTTATAGGCAAAACGGCGCTCTATAATCAGGGCGCGGGCAGCTTCACATGGGGGTGATTAAATGATGTACGGAAAACTTATAGACGGCGAGCTCAGAGGAGCGCCGCGACCGATAAAAACGGCGGACGGCGACGTGTTTACAAACGACCCGTCAATATACCTCGCCAACGGCTACAAGCCGATAATCACGGCGGAATATCCGTCCGACGGCAAGTATTACACCGACTCGTGGACGGAGACGGAATCCGAGATAAAGCAGATTTGGACAGCCGCCGAGCCGCCCGAGGACATATCGGCTGACGAGGCGCTGGAAATAATCACAGGAGGTGCGGATATATGACGCGAGCAGAAGCAAAAGCTTATCGCAACAAGATAGATGGCGTGTTGAAGAAGGTCACAACGGACGCAGAAGCTTTGGAGTATGCAGAGCTTTATCCGCTTTGGAGCGGGTATGTCGATTATGCTGTCGGCAGTATAGTCCGCAGACCGAGCGGGCTGTATAAGTGTTACAACGCAATATCCGCCAATCCGACATGGTTGCCGGAAAACACCGCCGCGCACTGGGAGCCTATCACGGTCGGCGAGGACGGCACGATTGATAATCCTATTACAGCGGCGGCTGGCATGAGGTACTATAAAGACCTATATTATGCCGACGGCGGCAAAATTTACAGATGCACAAGAGACGACAGCAACGGTCAAGGTACTATACTGCACTATCTGCCGTCGCAGCTTGTGGGCATTTACTTCGAGGAGGTGACTACATGAGCGGTGTAAACATCTTCTTGACGATTCTTAGTGCGTGCGGGACTATATGCGCAATAATCTTTGGCTATATCGCCTATAAGCGGAACGGTAGGAGTGATAACAAAGATGAGGGCAAAAAAGATGGTGTCGTTTTAACGGAGCTTGGCTACATCAAAAGCGGAGTCGATGACATCAAAAGAAAGCAGGAAAAGCAGGATGACCAGATAGGAAAGGTGGTCGAACGGCTGAGTTCTGTCGAATCGTCCGCCAAACAGGCGCACCACAGGATCGATACGATCGAACAGCAGCTTTATAAAAAATAAGGAGGTTATTTATCATGACAAACAAAGAACTCGCAGCGAAGGTGAAAGATATCGCGCTGCACTACAAGACGCTTTATGTGAACGGCTGCTTCGGCGCACCGCTTACGGCATCCAACAAACAGCGTTATTGCAACAATAACGACTACAACAGAGACCCGAGCAGACAGAAGATGATAAAAGCGGCATCAGCTGACACCTTCGGTTTTGATTGCGTCTGCCTTATAAAGGGCGTGCTTTGGGGTTGGACAGGCGATAAATCCAAACCCTACGGCGGCGCGAAGTACGCTTCGAACGGTGTGCCGGATATCAATGCAGATGCGATGATCCAGAAGTGTACAGGCATCAGCACAAACTTCAGCAAAATCGAAATCGGAGAAGCCCTGTGGTCTCCGGGGCATATCGGCGTGTACATAGGTGAAGGGCTTGCAGTCGAGTGTACGCCGCGCTGGAAGAACTGCGTGCAGATAACCGCCTGCAATTGCGACAAACCCGGTTACAATCGCCGCAACTGGTCGAAGCATGGTAAGCTGCCGTATGTCAACTATGTCGCTGGCGCGGCGCAGACGAAGCCTCAGGGTACAAGGAAATCTGTCGATGAAGTTGCGCACGAAGTAATCAACGGCCAGTGGGGCAACGGTGCCGACCGTATGACGCGCCTGCGCAATGCCGGGTATGACCCGAACGAAGTGCAGAAGCGCGTAAACGAAATTGTTTACGGTCAGAAAAAGCCGGCGAAAAAATCCGTTGACACTGTTGCACGCGAGGTCATCGAGGGCAAATGGGGCAATGGCGCGATTCGAAAAATCAGGCTCAAAGCGGCGGGCTATAATCCTGCCGAAGTTCAGAAGAAAGTAAATCAGCTGCTTAAATAAGGAGGACAAGCACATGGAATACATAAAAGCATTTTGGGACAGCTGTGGAATGGGCATTCTTTGCACCATTCTGACAGCTATAGCATCATACCTCGGCGTATGCGCGAAGAAGCTCTTTCAGAAGTATTTTGACGACAAGACGAAGAAAGCGGTTGCCAAGACCTGCGTCGAGGCTATCGAGCAGCTCTACAAGGATCTGCACGGTCAGGAGAAATATGATAAGGCTGCTGAAGCAATCGTTGAGATGCTGAATGAAAAAGGCATAACGATTACCGACCTCGAGCTGAAAATGCTGATAGAAGCCACGGTGAGCAAATTCAATGAAGCGTTCCGTAAGGACTACGGATTTGATACCGATGATAATACTACCATTGAGGGCTTCAAGGACTCGGCAAAGGAGGAACAGTGATGATAACGGCAATCCTTTACAATTTGCTAAATAAGGTTGGGCTTTATGCTGTGGGTATTATCGTGCTTGTGCTCAAAATTTTTGGCATGATTTAAACTAATGACAAACACAAAAAAGCCGGGCAGGGGAGAAATCCCTTGCCCGGCTTTTTGCTTCGGTACGCCATGTGGCTTTAATTACCGCATAGTAGTATGTATTATTTTGTCTTTCCTTTGCCGACCGCAAAATTTATATTGTATTCTTTACAAGCTTTTTCAAGCTTCTTAAAATCGCAAGAAATGCCTGTTAGAAATTTGTTCTTACTACTCACAACATCGAAGTATGTCATTTGTGCGTGGTTGATAATGTCTGCTTTCATACGATTGCAGGTTTCCACTTGGTGCTGTAATAGTCTTTTATATTTTTCGTCTTCTTCGGCGGAAATATCAAAATCAATTAGAGCATCTTTATGCACAGGAATCATATTATTGAATCCCAGCAAACCGTATCTCCCATTTTTTAATTTTAAAATATGTTTTCCGGGCTTGATTTTCGCGTGATTCTCTTTCGGTGACTCCATTGGAACGAAGTAATTAAATCCGCCGAATTTAAACACTACTCCAACGTAAGGCCTTCGAGCATTTTTGTTGTATTGAACTTTATGATCTCTGCTATGAAGATAACGTATATAATGATCGCTTACTTTGTAAATATGTAAATTTTCCATTTAAACTCCTTGCACCCATAGTTAATGGCGAGATAGACTGTCCATCTCGCCATTTTTAAGTCCCTACTTACGGCAAGGGATTTCCGCTTTTTTAAGTCCCAACTTACGGTATGGGATAACCGCTTTTTTAAGTCCTGCTTTTACGGCGCAGGATCTCCGCTTAGATGTGGGTGACAATGGCACAACCATTATTCACGTTGATGTGGATTGCTCCACGCTTATTATTATACGCAGAAACATTGAAAAAGTAAACATACAAAATATACAAAAAAATATAAAATTTTAAGGGTAAATATAAAAATATATTTGAACGTTTAAAATATTCTTGTTGTCGGTGCTTACAATGACGCAGCCCTCGGTCTGACCGAGAGCCACAAGAAATAGGGAATAGAGCCGGAGGCTCTTTATTGCATTATAGCATGATATGCTTTAAAAATCAAGCAATGTTTGCTCAGGTAAAAATCGACTGTTACTACAGGGTTACTACGGATTCTATTTTAGGGTACATTGAAATAGAAATGAAAAAAGCCTTGAAACCGTTGATACACAACGACTTCAAGACTTCCTCTTTTGGTGATCCATCGGAGATTCGAACTCCGGACACCTTGATTAAAAGTCAAGTGCTCTACCGACTGAGCTAATGGATCATATTCTTTTCACTGTGCGGAAGCTGTATCCGCAAATCAGCTTGATTATCATATAATATTTGCTCGAAAAAGTCAAGCCTTTTTTGTATTTTCTTCCCATTGTTTTCACTCTTTATGATAAATTGTGCTTATTTAACCCGAATATTCATTCCCGCCCGGCAGATACTATTCAGAGAAAACTGCCGGAGGCGCATTCTATGAAGATACTTTTTTATGATACAAAGCCGTATGACCGCGAGGCGTTCGAAAAGCTTGCAGGCAAATATTCCGACATTGAAATAGACTATCTCAAGACGGATATCTCTTATCGCACCGCGCCGCTCTCGAAAGGCTATGACGCCGTGTGCCTGTTCGTCGCGTCCGATGTCGGCAGGCGGGTCGTGGATATCCTCGCCGAGAACGGGGTCAGGCTCATTCTCATGCGCTGCGCCGGGTATAACAATGTCGATCTTTCGGCGGCGCAGGAGCACGGTATCTCCGTTATGCGCGTGCCGGGGTATTCGCCCGAGGCAATAGCCGAGCACGCCCTCGCGCTCGCGTTCGCCGTCAATCGCCGCATACACAAGGCTTATATAAAAGTGCGCGAGAACAATTTCAGCCTCATGGGACTGACAGGGGTCAACTTCTGCGGAAAGACGGCAGGAGTTGTCGGCACGGGAAAGATAGGCGCGTCGTTTGCGCGCGCCTGCCGCGGACTCGGGATGAATGTTATCGCCTATGATAAGTATCGGAACCCCTCGCTCGACTTCGTTCGATATGTCGAACTCGATGAACTTCTCGGCGAAAGCGATCTGATATCTCTCCATTGCCCGCTGACCGAGGAGACCTATCATATGATAAATATCGACGCAATAGAGCGGATGAAGGACGGCGTTATCCTCGTCAATACTTCACGCGGTGCGCTGATAAGCACGCCCGATCTTATAAAAGGTATAAGGCAGCATAAATTTATGGGCGTCGGGCTCGATGTGTATGAGGAGGAGACGCACAACGTTTTTGAAAACCGCGAGGACGATATTCTCGAAACCTCCGTCACGGCTCGCCTTCTGTCTTTTCCTAATGTTATAATCACCTCGCACCAGGGCTTTCTGACCCGCGAGGCGCTTGAGTCGATAAGCGAGACCACGTTTGAAAATGCCGCCTCGTTCGGCAGGGGAGAGCCGATACAGGTGAATATAGTTAAATATAATTAA